GTCAGACGATTGCGACCGTTGTCCCTGAAATCGGGACGGCCCTGCGCGATAACCTCGTGCTTGAAAAACTCGGCGCTCGCGTATGGGGCGGCTTGCAGGCCAACACGAGTTTTCCTCGCGTCAAGACGGCTATTGCCTCCGCGTGGATGACGGAAAGTGCCGCCGCTACCGTCGGCCAGGATCTCTACGGAACGCTTGCGATGGTGCCGCACCGCGTCGTGGCCTATCTCGACGTTTCGGACCAGCTCTTGAGGCAGTCCCCGCACGCCGAGGCGAACCTGCGGCAGGATCTCATGCAAGCCCTTGCCGTGGGCATTCAGTCGGTTGCGGCCAATGGCTCCGGCGCTTCCGGCCAGCCTACCGGCATCCTACAGACCAGCGGCATTGACTTGACCGTGGTGGGCGGCGCTAACGGCGCGGCTCCTACTGGCGCGAATATCTGCGACCTCGAATATGTCGTGACCGGAAAGAACAAGGCTGATCGCGGAAGTGTTGGCTGGCTGTTCTCGCCCTATGTGCGCCGCAAGCTACGCCAAACCCCCATCATCACTGGTTCCGGCTGGCCGATCATGCAGAATGACGACGCCTACAGACTGCTTGGGCATCCTGCCGGCGTAACACCGTCCGCCCCTGACAATCTCACGAAGGGCACGTCAAACGGAATTTGCTCGGCCATCATCTGCGGCGAGTTCTCAGAGTTGTTCGTCGGCATCTTCGGCGCTGGCGTTGCGATTGACGCCGTGCGTGACGCGGCCCTGGCATCGCAAAACCTTACCCGCGTTTACGCCACCGCCTACATCGACCTTGGCGTTCGATCGCCAGAGTCGTTCGCCGCCATGAAAGACGCCCTCTGCGCCTAACCGGAGCACGCACCATGAAGAAAGAAATCCGCTCTTACGCAAAAATCCAGCGCCGCGACCTTACCGACGCCGAAAAGGCCGCCGGCCACATCGGCGCGGTCGTGGGGATCATCCCCTACAACTCGGACAGCGGCGAACTGCGCGACCGCAGCCTGAACAACGGCCGTCCGTTCCGCGAGCAGATCGCTCCGGACGCCTTTACGCGCTCGGTAAAGGAGGATGGCGACATTATGGGCTTTATCGGTCACACCGACAACCCGCTCGCCTCGTTTGCTCGCGCCGGCAGCAATCTCACGTTTACCGATTCCGCCGAGGGCATGAAGTGGGAGGCGCTGGCCCCCGACACGACCGCCTGCCGCGACCTGATGCGCCTTGTTGATTCCGGCGTCATTAAGGGCACGTCTTTCGAGTTCGCCGTGCGCGGCTCCGGCGAGAAATGGGAGAAGCGAGACGGCGCGGACGTTCGCACGATCACCGACGCCCGACTTTATGCCGTCAATCCGGTTGCATGGCCCGCCTATGACGACGGCGCGCTTTCCGTTTCGATGCGCAGCAAGGCCCGCCGCGATGCCTATTTCGGTTCAAGCGTGGCCTATGACCCGACCGCTAGCGCGGACGTTGTCTACGCCGTGGAGGCTCTTGGCTGCGAGGTCTGCGAGTTGTGTGATGCGCTGGAATACCTGCGCGACAATCCCGCCGGGGCGCATGTCGCCTATGCGCAGTCTGAGGTTGCCGACGCTTCCGTGGCCGTCACCGCGCTGACCGCTTGGCTGACCGCGAATGGCGCAACGGTTCCCGCCGAATTGGGCGACCGCGCCAAGGCCGCAACCACCGACGCTGAAAAGCGCGCCAAAGAATCTGCCCCGAGTCCTTCCACCGCCGCCGACGCAGAGAGGGAGATGCGTTTTCGGGTTCTTTCACTGTCTCCCGCTAACTGCTAAACCACTATGAACATCAAAGAAATCATGGAGAAGCGGGGCGCGAAGTTCAAGGAACTCGACGCCCTCCGCACCAAGTCCAACCGCAGCGCCGACGATAACACCCGTTTTGACGCGCTTGCCCTCGAAATCGAGGGCCTTGACCAAGAGCACTCGCGCGAGGTCCGCGCGCTGGCGCTTTCCAGCTCTAAGCCCATTGAAACCTCCGCGAAGGAGGACCGCGATCTTGCGCAGTTCGACCTTGGCCGCGCCCTCCGTGGCGTTGCCGCGCAGAAGTTCGGTCGCGGCGAGGCGCTTGTCGGCATCGAGGCCGAGATGGCGCAGGAGGGTGCCAAGGAGGCCCGTGAGGGCGGCATGACGGATTGGAGCGGCATTATGCTGCCCCGCGTCGTTGCCCGCCGCCAGGACCGCTCTGGCGTCCGTGAAGGCCGCGCCATGAGCGCGACCGGCACCACGACCACGAGCCTTGACCAAGGCGGTCAGACCATCGCCAGCATCCCCGCTGGCCTGATGGATGCCTTTTTCGATGCCATCGTGCTTGAAAAGGCCGGCTTCACCATCCTTGAGGGCCTGACCGGCAACCTTCCGCTGCCGCGCATCGTCGCCGGCACCGCTTCCGCCTTTAAGGCGGAAAATGCGGCTGCTGACGCCACCAGCCCGACCGTGAGCACCCCGACCCTCACCCCGCACCGCCTCTCCACCTACACGGACATTGGCGAGCAGCTTCTGATGCAGAGCACCAGCAACATTCAGGCGGTTGTTCGTAACCTCCTGATTGCTCAGGTTGCCCAGCAGTTCCAGCAGGCTTGCATTAACGGCGCGGGCTCGGGCGTTCTCATCAAGGGCTTGCTCAACGTCTCCGGCCTCGGCGCGGCTTACGCTGGCGGTGCGGCCACCAACGGCACGAACGCCAACGGCGCGGCCCTTGTGTGGGATGACCCGGTGAATCTGGAGACTGTTGTCGGTTCCGCCAACGTCCCGCTCACCGACCGCATGGTTTATCTCACCAATGCGAAGGTTCGCGGCGCGGGCAAGAAGACCAAGAAGGGCGGCGGTTCCTCGGCTGATTCCACGATGATCTGGAACGGCGGCTTCAACGAGTATCCGACGTTCATCACGAACTCTGTCCCGTCCACGCTGACCAAGGGCACGCTGACGACCGGCTCCGCGCTGATCTACGGCCACGCCCCCGATGCCTTCGTTGGCTTTTGGAGTGGCCTCAACCTCGACCTCATCCGCGATGCGACCTTGGCCACTATCGGCCAGTATCGCCTGATCGGTGCGGTTTACGGCGACTTCCAGCTCCCGCGCCCCGAGGCGTTCGCGGCCATCAAGGATCTCGCCGCCTAAGCCGGTTCCCTCCTCGGGCTTCGCTGCATGGGCAGCGCGGCCCTTTGGAGCGCACTAGCCTCCGCAAACCAAATACTCCTATGAAAATTCAAGCCATCTCCTCTTTTTACCTCGACGGCGCAGCCCTCGACAACGGCCAGCAGATTGACGTTCCCGACGCGCAGGGCGTGGAACTCATCGGCACGGGCCGCGCCGTCAAGGTTGAAGCCCCTGCCGCAGTTGAAGCCCCCGCCGAACAACCTGCGTCATGAAAATCCGAATCCTAGCCAGCGTTTTCAGCGAGGGGCGCGCATACGATGAGGGCCAAATCTACGATATGGAGGACAGCCAAGCCTCCGAACTCATCGGCTTGCAGCGCGCCATTCGCGTCCCGGCAGAAACGCCGGAAAGTAAACCCGCGAGTGAGCCCGACCGCGCTCTTGAAATCGCCGATTCCGCTCCAGTTGCCGAACGCGCCGAGGCGAAAGCGGGCCGGCGCTCCAGATAAACCGAAGCCATGAACCTCGTCACGCTCTCCCGTTCGCCCGCGATGGTAAACCCGCCGCGCCTAACGCTGGTCACGCCGCCAGCGGTTGAGCCGTGGCTGGTTTCGGATGCCGAGGTTTCATCCTTCCTGCGGTTGGATAGCAGTGCCGACAATGCGCTTGTGACGCTCATCATCAAGGCCGCGCGCCGGCATTTCGAGCGCACGACCGGCCTTTCGCTCATCACGCAGACATGGCGCTGCGATTACGACCTTCTGCCGCCGGGCGCCCCGCAATACGGCATGGGTATGGGCTTCGGCTTGGCCATGTCGTCTGTCTCGGCTTACGCGATGCTCCCGACTGCGGGCCGCGAACTGTATCTCGGGCGTTCGCCGCTCCAGGATGTCTCATCGTTCAAGTATCTGGATTCGGCGGGCACGCTACAGACTTTCGACCCAGCCAATTACACCGTTGGCAGCGTGGGCGACACGGCTGGGCAGGGGCGGCTCTGGCTAAATGATGGCGGCAGCTGGCCGGACTTCGGCACATTCCCGAACGCGCTGCAAATCACGTTTACGGCAGGCTTTGGAGTCAACGCAACGGACGTTCCCGAAGAAATCCGCATGGCGATTCTTTGGCTGACTTCCCACTGGTATGAAAACCATCTGCCAACCGGCGACTCTGACAGCGCCGTTCAGCTGCCGTTTCACTTGGCGAACATGATGGACCATTGGCGCACCGCGCACGTTGCATGAGCCTACAGGCGAAATACTCCAGCCGGCGCGATAACAGCGCCAACAATCCCGGCAAGCTGGACCGGCGCGTTTCGTTGCTGGCCACTGTGGTCACGCAGTCCGCGCTTGGCGAGCCGTTGCGCGCGTGGGCATCCTTCGCTACGGTCTGGGCCTCGAAAACGTCGTTGACCGGCTCGCGGCTGATGGTTGAGGACGCCAAGAACAATTTGGCTATGGTGCGGTTTCGCATCCGGCACCGCAACGACGTTGGCCCGATGCAGCGGATTGTTCATGGGGATGACACTTACGAGATCGTCAACTCATCCGAGCTTGGCCGGCGTCATTTCTTGGATCTGGAGTGCCGCGCCTTCAACCAATCGACCAGTGCGACCACTGGCGGCTCACCTCCAGGCACCATTTTTGCGTCTTTCACGGCCTACGCGAACGCCTCTGGCGACACGGCAATCGCCGCATCGGCCAACGGCTACAACACCGCGCAAGTGACGTTCTCCGGCGCGGCCTCGACGCGCAACTTGATCCTGGCTGCCGGTTCAACCCCCGGCGCAGTGATGAACCTTTCGCTGATTTTCCCTGCTGTTTTGGGCATCCGCGCGCAGGTCCGCAACCTGACGGCGGGCGGGACTTTGATGTTTGACCTGTCCTCCGACGCCTCCGGCGCATCTGCCGCCCTCGAACTCATCTGGAACGGCGCGGCCTGGACCACCTTCAAGAGCACTTACCCAGCATGAAAAACCTTTTCGCATTCCTATTTCTCGCGGTCGCTTTGTCCGCTCAAACCGTCAACAAAAACGTGCAGAAGGTCACGGACGGGACAAACGCGATCACGGAATCTTTGGTTATCGGCTCCGGCAAGTCGCTGTCCGCATCCGGTTCCGGCACGATCACGGCGACCGCCGTCCCGTATTCCGGCATCACTGGACTGCCGACAACCCTCTCGGGCTACGGCATCACGGACCCGGTTGCGCTCACGTTAGGTAGCTACGTCGACCCTTCGTGGCTCACGTCGCTCTCAGCTTCAAAGCTGACCCTCGGCACGCTGCCTGATGCTCGGCTCAATACGAACCTGACGGGCATCACGTCGATCACCGCCCCCGCCGCGACGAACCTGACGCTCAACGCGGGCAGCGGGAGCCAGAACGTCAACGTAGCGCCGACCGGGACGGGAAGCGTTTTGCTTGGCAAAACAACCGTCAACGGCACGAGCAACGCGAACACCATCTTAATCCAGTCCGGCCTGACGGCTTCGCAGGCTTATGGCTTGCGGATTATGGCGGGGACGAACTCGACCGATTACGCGATGCGGGTTACTACCGCTGACGACGTATCTCCGCTTTTCCGTGTCAACGGAAACGGCAGCATCCTCCTCGGCACGGCAACCGACAGCGCGAACGGCCGCCTGCAACTCGCCTCGCACACGACGAGCACGGGCGGCATCGGGTTTGGCACGGATGCTACGATCTATCGCTCTGCGGCTGGCACGCTGACTTTTGGCGCGACGACCGCCAGCACCTCCACGACGACCGGCGCACTTGTAGTCGGCTCCAACGTCGGCCTGAGCGGCAATGCGGGCGGACCGTCTTACTTTGGAGGCCCAATCGCCCTCGGCACCGGCACAGACGAAACCTTCTACAAGGTCGCCACCAACACGCTCGCCATCGGCACCTCCCGCCCCATCAGCTTCAACGGTAACGGTGGCACCATGACGTTCAAAGCCAGCGCGGGTGGATGGAGCATGGGGACGCTTTTCACCGGCTCCGCTGGCACCATCGACGGCGGCATCTGGGGGGCAGGCAACAGCGACGCGCTCTCTAACATCAAGATTGGTGCCGGTGCGTTCGCTTCCCCGTGGCTGGATGTGAGCGACGGCAACACGCAGATTTTCAAAACCTCCACCGGCACGACCTCCTTCGCGGCAAAAGCCTTTGATGCTACCAGCAACGCCGGACACCGCAGCCTCGACTCAGCCGGTGGCCGACATACGGAAATGTATTACACCGCCTCGGGGGTTTACGGCGCAGGAGCCGGGGACACCGTCATCAACGAGAACTCCGGGAACATGGTATTCTCGACGAACGACATTAAGCGCATGTCCATCGCCGCCAGCACGGGCAATGTCGCAATCACCAGCACCACCTCCGCCTCGACCTCGCTCCTCGGCGCTGTCGTCGTGGGCAACGGCACCGCCGCAACCTCGGTCGGCATCGGCGGCGGAAATATCTTCGCAGGCGGCTCCATCACGGCAGGAGCAACCATCGCTTCCGGCACGGGCCTGTTCACCGCGACCACCGGCAATAACACCATCATCGGCACGAACGGCGGAACGACCGCGCTGACGCTGACGACTACGGGAATCACGGCGGCGGCGCCCATCGTCCATAAATCCTACACCGTCGCCAGTCTCCCTGCCGCCTCCTCCACGCCCTACGGCATCGTCGGCGTGAGCGATGCCACCAACGCAGCGGGCACCGGCCTCGGCACCGCGCCAACGGGCGGGGGCTCGGTTAAGCGCATGGTGTATTCGGACGGGACTAGCTGGTTGCTCCTTTAATTTCTACCCATGAAAAACAAACTCGACTACATCATCCTGAACATCATCGCCGTTGCGGTCGCGCTCGTCGCTGCCTCGACTATGCCAGCCGCCGAGCTTGTCCTCTCGGCAGATACGAAATCAGGCGGCGTCACCACCACCGTGACCGTGGGGCGGATTCAGGCTGACCCGGCTGCGGACGGCTCACTTGTTTTGCAGGTAATCCCGCGCCAAGTCGTCAGCCTGCAAGATGGCACTATCATCAGTGACAAGTTCGCCGCTGAGTGGATCACCGTGAATCTTTCCGCCTCCACCGTCGCTGCGATTAACGCGGAGATTGCGGCTGCGAAGGTTGCCGCCGATGCAGCCAAGGCGCAGGCCGCTGCTGACGCCGCGAAGGATGCCGCCCCATGAGATTCGCAGTCCTCAAGAATGACGACGTGATTCTCCGCGCGCTTCCGGCGTGGCCGGCGGGTCCGCGCACGCTTGTTTCCCTTGGCGACTTCACCGCCGAAATTGCCCGCCAGTCGCCGCACGTTTCGGTTGAGCCGGCGAAGGACTCGCAATTCATCGCGGTTCCGGCTTCCGCCCTGTCGGGCGCCATTGCCTACACGCTGGCCGCACTCGCCAAGCAGGGCGTCAGCTACACCGCCGAGAGCTTCGACTGCGAGGATTTCGTGAACGCGGTTGACCTCACCCTGCGCATGATGGCGGCAAAGGCCGGAATCAAGGCGGCTCCGCTCACGGCGTGCCTCACCGTTTCCGCTTCCGTGACGTGGGCCGACGTAATGGCCGGCGGGTATCACGCCATCATGGCCACCATGACCGATGCCGGCGTTTTCGTTTCCGAGTCGCAGAATGGCCAGTCCATCGCCCTCCCGCTTTATCCGAACCGATCCGGCATCATCGAAGTTTCAAACCTATGAACACAACCGCACTCCTCAACTGGGCATGGGGCATCCTGCACGACGCAATCGAGGGTTTCGCGCATGGCGCAGTCCTCGGCACCGGCCTTGGTAGCGTGGAAGGGCAGGGCGGAACCCCTGGCCTGATGCATACCGTCCTCGTTGTCGGCTCCCTCGGTGCGCTGAAACAGGCGCTCCTCTACCTTAATACGAACGGCATCCCGCCGCTTCTTTTGCCCAAGTCGCCCGCACCCGCAACTCCCGCCGCCTGATCCCATGAAATACTTCCGCTCGCTTTTTTGTCTGTTTGCCCTTGCAGCCCTTGCCGGCTGCCAGACCGCCGCTGACGGCTCTAAATCCGTCTCGCCCGCCGTCGTCAAGACCGTGGCCGACATCGTTTCTCCTTTGGCGCAAGGGGCGGTTCCGCTCGTGCTGGCGAAGAATCCTGACTACGCGCCGGTAGTCGGCATCCTGGCGGACGCGATCCCTGTTGCGCTGGCCGTTGGCGACCTGACGCCGGAGAACATCGGCGGGGCAATCGCGCTACTCAACACGAAGGCCGACTTGAAACTGTCGCCGGACGTTCAGGCGCTCATTGCGAATGCCCTCTCGTTGGCCGTCGTGGAATACCAGCAATACTACGGCGTGAAGGTGGTCAACGCGACCAACCCCGACGTTCAGAAGATCCTCCTCAACTTCTCGCTGGGCCTGAAAAACGGGCTGGCCGTTTACAAGCAGACGCACCCCGCCGCTTAACATGGGCATTCTCTCCATCATCGGCACCGGCCTAAAACTGGCGTGGGCGCTCGTCACCGGGCGCAACGCTCAGGCCGAACGCGATAACACGCCGGAAATGCAGGCCAACGCCGCCGGCAAACGGGACGCCGCCGAAGCGGACGCCGCTTCCGCAGTAGTCAAGGATTCCTTGACGACTGGCGACCTCGACCAACTCCGCAAGGACGCCGCCGAATGAACCCGCGCGCACTCATCCTTGCCGCCTGTCTCGCGCTGCTTTGCGGCTGCGCTTCCACCGTCGCGCCTGAAACCGTGCAGACCACGCAGGCCAGCTTTGACGGCGGCGAACAGACCTCCGGCATACTGTCCGCAGTCAAGGGCGGCTTCATCGTGACGCCGCATTTCCGCGATCGCTTCAACGCGCTGGCCGACATTTACGGCGAGGCGTTCGCGCCGGCTGTCACCCGCGATGCCGGTTTCACTTTCAAGGACGGCGCTTGGCAGATCGACGCCGAGCACATGGCTACATTCGTCCGCATGAACTCTTGGGCCAAGTCGGGAATTAAACCGCAAAAGAAATGAGCACGCCGAAACTCAACCTTTTCTCTGATATTCTGGCCATCGTCTCTGCTGGCGCGGCGGCGCTTTCCCAATGGCAGGAGCAAATTGATTGGGGCCTGCGTGTCCTCGCCGCCCTCGTGGCCATCGTAGCCGGCTCAATTGCTATTTACCAGCGGCTGCGCGCTAAGCGCCGTCTGCCACTAGACTGACCTATGGCACTCCCCGAATCCATCTTTGCGCAGCTTTCCGGCGATACCGCCGTATTGGCCGCGCTTGGAATCAGCCTGCCGGCGACGGGGATTGTCCCTATCTACCCGAACCGCGCACCGGACGGGCAGGCACTTCCGTTTGTCGTATTTCAGTTCGTCGCCGGAACATTTGACGCCACGCACAACGACTCCGGCCAGTTTGAGGACGCGCTTTACCAGTTCTCAATCTATGCGGCGACTTACGACGCCGCCCGCAACGCACGCAAGGCCATCGTCGCCTCGCTTCAATCCGTCACGGCACTTGCTGACGGCTCCAAGCTGACGATCGAGGGCCAGCGCGATCAATACGAGCCCGAGGCCGACGCCCATCACCTGATGATAGAGGCCCGTTTTTTCCACGATCCGACTAATTAACCTCAACTCCTAAACCAACATGTCAGCTAACGCAGTCACTCCCGCAAACGTCCGCTTTTCATCCGCCGCGGTCATCAACCAGATTTACAACGCTGGCGTGGCCATCACTGCCGGCCAGTCTATTTATCTCGACGCAACGAACCTCTGGCAGCTCGCCAGCACCGCAACCGGCCTCGGCGTGGCCGTCCCTACCGCCGTCGCTGCCGCCAACGCCGCCGCCGGCCAGCGCGTCGTGGCCGTCCTACAA